AAGAAGAGAGAGGGGAAGAGGGAGGATTACATCTCCAACACCCACCGCCAAGCGGTCAATAATATCAAAGTTAGTATTGGTTGACGTGCCCCATGTTCCAGATTCATCACCAGTTGCAATCTTTTTAATTCCGCCATTTGTTGTATAGGTTGCCATTTTTTTCTACCTTTACGCTGCTATTTCTGTCCAAGTTGTGTTTGGATTTGGCTGTTCCTCCGTCCATGAACTACCTGGACTTGGAGATATGCCTGTCCAACTTGTGCCTGGAGCAGGGACTATATTTCCGTAAACTAACACAGATCCTACAGTTGCGCTAGTGCTTAAACCTGTAACAGTTACAGATGATGGTGCAATGATTGTTACACTACCAACTTGACCTGTTGCATTTATGTTTCCTGCAAACGCGGGAACTATTTGATATGTTTTAAGCGTAACCGTTCCAACGGATGCAGTTGCAGCAAGACCTGTGACAGCTATATTTGACGCATCTCCTGAAACAGTCGCTCCTGATAACTCACCTGTCGCTGCAATACCTGTCGGCGTAACATCAACACCAACACCTTCAGTGATTGTAACCGAACCAACTCTACCTTCGGCAGCAAGACCAGTGGGTGGAATATTAACATCAATGACTATGCTCGTGTTAGATCCAACCGCAGATGTTGCCGATACACCTGTTACGTTTACGTTAACACCACCACCTTGAACAACGACAGGAGTGCCAACAAATCCTTGACCTTGTGATCCTGTAACTGAAACATTCTGTTCTGTAACAAGGCTTACATCACCAACTGATCCCGTGGCAGTTAATCCACCAAGAGAAACACTATTATCAATTTGTACAGTGACACTGCCAACACCTGCTGTAGCGGCTATACCCGTGACCGATACAGATACATCTTCTACAACAACAGCAGTTCCAACCTGACCCTGCATGGCTGAAAGAGTAGACTTTTCACCACCCCAAGCGGTTGTTCCAAAACCCTCTTCACCCCAACCTGTTAATTCGTGACCTGCTGTTGCGGATGCACCTAAAGTGACACTTACTGACCCCAAGGCACTCGTAGCAGATAAACCTGTAACTGAAACAGTAACAGGAATTACTTCAGCATCATCAGATATTGGCGCAGAGGATAGTGGACCAAAACCTAACATCTAACGTTTCTCACGGTTTAGTAGGCCACGTTACATCAAACGGAAAGCCAGATTGCTGTGGAATATCTCGTAACGCTTTTCTATAATCAGTTTGCGCTTGGGTCATTGTTTGATCTGATACACCCCACCAATCTGTTTCTGCAAGTAACCGATCTCTTTCCCATCGCACATCCATTGCTTTTACTCTCTCCAATTCGGCAGGATCTATGTACTGAGCTTCTTCCTCTGTCTGTGTTCGTTCTGGTGGGATGTAAATTTCTGGTTCTTCACTCATTTTCAAATACCTCAAAAAAGCCCATAAACTTTATAACCACCAGATTCAAAACCTCCTGTGCTGCTAAGATAAAGGTAAAAACCGTAAATGTCGGAATAATCTAAGTAGTTAACAAATGATTGATGAGTAGTTGGATCATTAGAGGTATTAATATACCCACCGATTGATCTGATTATAGGATACTGATCTGAGCCATATTCATCGTGATGATGGTGGAAGAAAATAGAGCCTGACCAACCTGATTCACCAGTGCCCCCTCCTACATAATGATATCTATTTAAAGCTACATAAGAATAAGTATTTCTACTTCCATACTCTGTGCTGCCTGTGGCTTCTAAGTATTGGCCTTGATAAATACTGGTAGTAACAGCATTGTTAGAGGAATCTAAGACTCTGAGATAAATTGAACCATCATTAACGGGAGTTAGTCGATCAATCTCAACCTCAAACTTTGTGAACTGAGTATTGTAAACCCCTGAATTTCCTAAATCATAAAAGTTTTGACTTACTGAGGTATTACCGCTACTTACAGTTCCTTCGTAAAGCAATTGTTTCGGAGAAACTTCAAAATCGGTTGTTGTAGCAAATAATACAGCATTACCGCTAAGATCAATCCTGTTATTGCTATTAGATGACTTAATAGGATATCGATAAAAAGAGGGGTAACTCACAGATGCATTCCAATATGCACTTCCAACCTCGTAAGCTGTCCCATCCTCAATTGTATATCTAAACCACTGACCCGTAGTTGATAAAGTGCTGTTCAAAGTTTCAAAACCTGAAATAGCAGTATCATTATTTACAAAAACTTGTGTACCAGTCCCAGTTTGCGTAAGCGTCTGTTTGATTCTTAACGGATACTGTAAAGTAGTTGCCATTGTTACCTACACACAGATATAAACTTTAAGCGATTCTAATTATCGCATTCGTTGCATCAGCCGTTGGGAAAACAACTTGAAAGTCACCAGATGTAGAAGACTTATCAGATCCAAAGTCTAGAACAACCACTGTGTTTGTTGTGCCAGATCCACCACCTGCTTGTGTATTATAAATCAACGCACCACGCGCAGTAATTGTGGCAGACGTAAAAGTTAAATCCGCAAAGTCGGTAAAAGCAGTGGTTCCTGATGTTGTCGGTGTTACGTTTGTAAGACTACCACCACCCGCAGAATACGAACCAGACGCTGAGACTTCGTTTGAAGTCGTATACGCTGTCGTTGCTGCTGTGAATGAAGCACTGTTAGTGTACAAAGCAAGTTTGTAAACGTCTTGCCCATTAGTAAAATCGTGCTTTGCCTCCAAAAGTTCTTTTTTGAAAGAAGTGCACATTGCGTTTCCAGTAAAGGCCATATCAAAGTCTCCTTATAAGTTCAGCCAGTTGGGGATGACCCGCATCAACAAGTGCATTACACACAGTTGTACGATCACTACGAATAGCCTGTCTCATGTAATATGCAACAAGCTTTTCAACGTGCTTTGAGAAAGCACGAGCTTGATCTCTTATCCCAGGGTGGGCGGTATCAGAGACCGAAATAATTTTTTCTACGCATTGCTGCGCTAGTTCTTCAGGCGTAAAACCTCTGTTGTCTGTTGTTCTAACTCCAACAATAGGCTCATCTTTTGGTACACTTACATCTATTTTAAACATTACTGTTTCGCCCTAATTACTTTTCCTGTACGATATTCATCCGTTGTCTCTTTTGCTTCTCCAAGCATTTTAACACCAATTAAAGATTCTTCAAAACGTTTGTTGTACATAGCCATAACATCTTGTTCGCCCTTCATGTATATATACGCTTCAATCAACGCCCCATACAGCATCGCCATTTCAGCGTTCTCACTTAACCAAGTAGTTCCGCTGCCAGATCCGGCGGTTAAACTTGCAGGCCGATAAAAATAATGAAGCTCTGCGGTGAAGGTTGTATTTGGAGTTGGAGCTAAAATAAAATTATCTATATCAAATACAGCGTAGTATCGAGGAGATCCTGTCGTTGTAGCGTCTGGCGTGTAAGTCTGTATAAAACTTGGATCTTTAAAATCAATAAAAAATTTGTCTCCATCCGTTCCTGCGAGACTTAAAGAAAACGGCGCTAAAAAATCACTAGGGCAAGCTAAAAATTTATCACTAGCCGTTGTGGAGGCTGTAACATTCTTTCGAAACAAACTAAGTTGCACGTTTTTTAATATTCGTTCTTCAGATATTCTGATAAATAACGGAAGATTTGTAACGAAAGAAGTCTCGTCATTCTCCGTATAATCTTGAATAGCCGTTTTAAGTTGATCGTATGTAAAACTCATGTCATCACACTATTGTTATGTTTCCTACCATAGCACTATGATTAGTGCATTGATATACTAGAGATGTATCGGAGGGTTCATGAGGCACAATAAATTGTGTCAATCCTGTCGTTGAATTGTAGTTTTCTGTAACACCTGTTGTAAAAGCAGATCCACCATTAGATGTTCTTATTTGCAAAGGGTGACTGCTTACATTTGCTGTATTGTCTATTAAGTATGTATGACCTTTATAAAAAGTAAAGTTTGGATTATTACCCGCAGTAGCCCCAGGGCCAGTAAAAGTGTATGCAGAAGAACCACTTGTCCCTGCTACGTAGGTCGTTACAGGCCCAGATACTTCGTCATTCAGTCTAATCCAATTGCCACCGTGGGCAAAATACAGTCCACCAGTTGCATGAACATGAGCTACCGCGCCATGGTATGTAGAGGCACTAGGGAGATCACTTAAAGCAGCATAATAAAAAACAATTTTATTAGCTCCAGAGCTAACATCAAATAAACCATTTGAATCAATTATATCTGTAAGAGTTGTGCCATTTCCGAGGGCAGCATACACCTCATTGAAGTTGTCATTAATTTTATCCGCACCTGCACGAAGAGTATCTCCTGATCCGTCATTTGCAGATGAGCCAATACCTACTGTTTGTTTTGCCATCTTTTATCCCTCATCAAAGGTGTCTGTTGTTGAATCTAAAGTAATCGATGTGCTGTCAAATCTCGGGGCAAAGAGTATTGAACCAACCTGACCTGTCGCAGAAACACCTGTCACATCTGTCTGATTTTCATTTACTAACACTTGGCCTACTGCACCTTGTAGAGCAGTCGTTGCTTCAATTTTACTTGGAAGTTCTGCAAAACCCGCCGTAGACCAATTTCCATTGCCAAGATAAGTTATGCCATTTGTTGTTTTAACTTCAAAAGTTTTAACAGGATTTTCTTGATCTGGTCGCGCATCACGCAAAGCTTGAGCATCAATGACTTTTCTAAAAGGACCTAATTGAGGTTGTTTCGCTTCAAACTCATCCCGTCCTACTAAAGCTCCGTTCCACTCCCGACGCATGTCTTTGTAACGATATCGAAAACCAGATCGATCCGATATTGCATAAGCGTTTTTCCCAGAGGCAAATTTTGTCATTAGGTTGTCCTAAAATATTCAAATTGTGGCACAACATTGAAAGATGCCCTATCTCGATCCTCTGCCATCGCTCTTTCAAACTCTTCTTCATAAACAGCTTTTAATAATTGCAATCTATTTGGCGCTCGTTTTAATGCAATATAATACGCTAATCCTGCGGCAAGACAGGGATAGAACCGAAAAGGCATATCTAATGTATTAACCTGTGCATCTGCGTCGTCCATGCGTGTTAAAGCATCATAATAAATTACATCTGTGCTATTTTCTGGAATTGGCCAAATTTTTAAGTTTGGTGTTATTTGTCTGTCAAGAAAAAACTGGGACGGACGTCCTTGGGTTGTTTTGTTTGGTATAGAGAGAAACGTATCCCTACTTACTCTAGTAAGTGCAAAATCTGTGTTATCTCTTCTTACCACGAGGGATAAAACATCAATAACGTCCGTTCCAAGATCATACTCGCCATCAGCTTGTGTGACAGTTTGAGTGCGTTGTTTTATTGTCCATTGATTCAAACCACGATTTGCCCACTCTGCAAGCATAAGATTTAAAGAGCGTTTCGCTGTTTTCAGATCATAACCAGTACGAACCTCTAATCCACACCGCTCAAAGGCCTCTTCAATGTATTCTGCTACATCTAACTCAAAATTCTTACTGTTAGAAACAGTCATGTTTAATCCTCATTATAAAGGTTATCGAAAACCCTATTTACATCTAGTGTATAGTCTAAATCGCTTTTTGAATAGTGTATATGTTGTGAAGGTTTAAAGTCGGGTGCCCCTTCTCCCGTCGCAAACCATGCGGGATGTGTGACTCGCACTCTATTATTTGGTAAAGCAACAACATTCCCGGTCCATTCTCCGGCGTCAAGAAGCTGTAAAACATGACTTTGTTTGTGTTGCGCAGGATCATCAGCAATCTCGCTTTCCGCGTAATCAACAGTAAAAAGATATTTAGCAGGTAACATTTTCCCGTCAATCTTAGCAAGCCATGGACAAGGCGTAGCTCGGTCCATAACGAAGACAGAATGATGATACGACGCGCAATCCCAAGGTTGGGCATCGTAAGTTTCCATTGGCTCAGGCCACTCTTCTAGTGGTATATCTGCAACAAGCGCCGTCAACGGCATTCTCGCCCACATCGCGCCCCCGTGGACAGTGTCTTCGTCATCTCCTTCAGCCTCACTTCCAGTAAATATTACCTGAAAACTTAAACATCTATTTGGCATGGTCGTAACTCCGATGACCATTGCATGTAAAAATTCGCCGTGGTACTTCTCATGATTGTGAGTGTATTCACGGCGAATCCATGCCTTAAAGTAAGGCACATTTGAATGTAAATACGCCATTATTTTTTCTTCTTCGCGGCTCCACCTTTTGCCATTGGGCGTAGCTCCATTCCCTTTTGTTTTGCTGCGCTTCTAAGTTGAGCCATAGTCATTGCACCACCACCCATTTTCATTTTCATGGTGTTTTTACCACCCATTGCACCGCCTTTAGCCCGACGTTTTACACCGCCCATCGCGCCGCCTTTAGCCCGACGTTTTACACCGCCCATCGCGCCGCCTTTAGCCTTACGTTTTACTTTGCCACCTGATCGGTAACCTTTTTTCTTCATTGCCATTTTTGTCTCCTTTCTGACTTATGCAGATACGGAACCTGTGGTTCTTTTTCTGCGATTTGACAATACTGCACCACAGCCTCTTGCTACGATTCCTTTTTTACCTTTTTTGTTTTTGGGGGACGGCCTTTTGGCTTTTTGATTTTCGATTGCGCCACCGATGCTTGCGAACTTAACTTCTGCTTCTTTGGTGTTTTTGACGAAGGTTTTACCTTTTCTACCTTCGCTTTTCTTTTTTCTGGCAGTGGCTGCTCTTTCGGCTTTCGAAAGACTATTTGCTTTAGACCTTGGAAGACACCTGTCAGGATTTTTTTTATCCTTTGAAGTGCCGCATTTACCTTTGATTTCACCATCAGAGCCAATCCTTACCCAATCTTGTTTTAACCATTTTTTTAATTCACCCATTGGAGTTACCGCGCTGTTTTCTAATTGCTTCTTTACCTTTTTTTGCGATTGCAGCTTGTTTTATTTTTCCTGCTACCTTTGCCCTTTGTTCTAAAACTGTCAATATTTGTATCTTTCTAGCAAACGGTTTGTTAATTTTTTTTACCTTTGCGACTGTATCTCTAGCGTCCTTTTCTGTTGCAAATTTTATAGAGACGGTATCTTTTGGATTTTCATCAGTATAAAGCCTGCGACCACTTTTTTTTGGCTTTTTACCAGTTCCTTTTTTTGGATCAGCCATAATCTACCTTTTTTTCTTAATAACCTTTTTTATGCTTTTTGCTTGCTTTGCATGTGTTTTCGACGCTTTATTTAAACCTCTCATAACTTTTTTCAGAGTTGCTGTTTGTTTTTTACTTACCATTATCTTCCCTTTCTTTTGCCGCCTTTCGACTTTTTAGCGTAATTAGGGTCTTTACAATATTTTGAGGCAGCAAGATTTGCATAAGCTGATGGATAGGTATCAAAAGTACGTTTTGCCCAAGCTTTTCCTTCTGGACAAATTTTACTCCCCTTTGATTTTTTAGATGCACCGCCCCCATTTTTAAAATAAGTTAGTCCTTTTGGTGTTTTTCTAGTTCTCTTCGCGTTTGCCATTACAAAAGTTTCCCCGCTACTGCTGTTGCTATAATTAAAACGGCTATTCCCCATAGCCTCATATCAAGCTTATCAAGCTGTTTGTCTATTTTTTTATACCGCTCATTACATTCTGACTCGTGTTTTTCGAGAAGTTTTAAAAGATCTTCAGTATTCACTTAACATCTCCATCGTTTTCTTGCTTGCCTCAAACGTGAGTTTGGATCTTTTGCAGCTTTTGGAAACTTTTTCATCTGACCCGCAGATCGAGCGCAAAAAGACTTGCGTCTGGCTTTTTCCGATTTTGTCAGACCTTTTTTCTTAGTCACCGCCGTTCTAAGTTTAGAGCCGGGGTTTTTACGTCTATATGCAGCCACACCCGCTTTTGTCATTCCCGCCCCTTTTTCTGTAGGGCGGAAATTTTTTTTATTACGCTTCGGCATATTATCGCTTTTGCGTTTCTTTTCTTTCGACGACTTTGTTTTTACCTTAGACGCCATAGGCCCACCTTAGCTATGGAAAATAGTTAATGCGGTGACATTAGTAGCGACCGAGATATGAATATCGCTTGTGAACAAAATACCCTCATCCGGAATGTTTACCGAATGAGTTTCGGATGCAGAAAAATCGATATCTAAAACCGTTGAACCCCCATTTCCGTCAGTAAGGGTAAGTCTACCCGCGCCGCCGCCTGTAAGAACCTGTATCTGTCGTAAACGTGCGCGACCCACTGAGGCCGCGCCTGTCCCCGTCAGACGCC